CTCAACAAGATCATAATCTTTAATAATTCTAATTGTGGAATCTGACTTCTCATCATAGCCGTCATCCCACTTATTCATACGACCACCAATAGAGAATCCTGTTAGTGTACCGTCCAAAACTTTTTCCCATGTATCTTGTGCACCCTTTGATACATATGCTGAAACAAAAACACCAGAATAAAACTTTTTAGATTCTGGATCAAAGTATCTATCTTCTTTAAAATTAACCATCTTACCAACAGCAAGTGGCTGGTGCATTTCACGAATGTTTCCACGGAATTTTGAAAATGCTTTTAGTGATGCTTCTGCTGTAACTATATCGCCTTGCTTATCAACGTTATCAAGAGATGCAAAACCAGAGACGATACGTCTCTCCTTGTCAACCTTCGCAAATGGAAGGGAAAGTCTTACTGAGTCGCCAGTGGTATCCCAATGGGCTTTAGATATAGTCATACTAGAATATATTATAGAGCCTTTTTTTGCAATATCTCAATTACTGAGATGATCGCCCCTCACCCTTTGGGTTTCTTCCACTAATTGTGGCTGACCCATCGGACTGGTTATTTGTTCTTTCCCCATCCCGTGCTCTGTCAGCATTGTCGTTGGCTGCTTGCTCTGGTTTAGGATTGAACGGCTCGTCCCCTCCTTCCCTTTGAGGAAGTCCTAATGCAGATCTTGCTTCGTTTGGAAGCATTACCTGAGTCTTTACATATCTTTCTAAAATCTGAGACTGAGCGATTTCATCTGTAAGAGTTAGTTCCTTAAACTTAAGAACTAAAATATCAGTCTTTTCTTTAATTATTTTATTAATTATTTTTTCAATTTCTCTTTGTGCTGGTCTTGATACCTGCTCTTTAAAAGTACGGTCTTGAGCAAGTGCTGCTGCAATTGATCCTGCGTCTCCGCCACCTATCTTCGATAATGGTACTTGGTGTGCAATTAAAACATCATCACGATTTTGCTTTCTATATCTTTCAAAAGAACCTTCTTGGACACCGTTCTCAATTGGTTCCATTTTAAATTCAACCTTGTTGGTATCTGTATCTCCTGGAAGGGGGATATAAAGAGTTCTGTGTGACTGCCCCTTTAGACTTGTCTGCAAAAATCTAAACATTTTATCTTCAGCATCTGCTGAAAGTCGAGCACCCTTTAGGGTCACAACATAACGAGGGACAGCCTTATTGCTAAAGTAGTCGATGTTATATTGTGACGCTAACTGGTCTCCATGGAGCGAGTTTATTGCCGACATTATATCTGGTACACCATAAAAAGTATTTAAAGGCGAGTACTGTTTAAAGTGTATTATTTCATTTGGTCTTGGATCCGACGCAACTGGATTCGGATTTTTTGCACCAAAATTTCTAAAATAGACAACCTTATTTCCGATTATCTGAACATAGCCATCTCGCAATCTACGAACACGCATTGTAGTTGCTGGTATATGACCTACATACCCAATCTCTCCACGAGTAGTTCTTCCAATTTCAAGATACCCGTTTCCGATTGCTTGCACATCTGTGTAAACCTTCATCATTGTTGTTGTAAAAGAATCATCATCATTTAATGATTCTAACCATTCGTGCAATTCAATCTTTGCACGTTCAATTCTATTTCTTGCTCTTGATACTTGATCTGTATCTTTATTTGACTCTAAGCGAAGCATTGTGCTTGGTGCAACTTCAAAGTCATAACCTAAGCCAACGATGTTTTCTACTTTAGCATCAATAGCAGCATGGTTAGCAAATGATGTATCATAATAATTTGCAAGTTCGTAAACATTCCAAGGTGGAGTAATTACATCAAATAGACCATAGCCATTTCTGTATACTGTTCCAGGGTTAATCTCTTTTGATTTTGCATCTCCAAGTCCGTGTTGTTCTGCTCTTGCGCTATCAATATAACCTTGTCCTGGATCGTTTGCTGACTTTTCCATAAAGCGTGAGGTTCTTCTTTTAAAGTTATTGTCTAAACCAGAATATGACTTTAACTCTGTCCACGTCTTGTTGAATGGATCTGATGTTTTAAAAGAGTCAGTTGGCTCTATAAGATTATCAATACTTGCTCTAAGAATATACTCTTGATCTTCTGACATTATTCTTCGTCTCCATACTTTGCAATAGTATCTTTTGCTGCCTGTACTGCTCCAAGGTCATTTAGGTTAGGAATTAATCCAGCCTTCATTCTATCTACTTGTTCGCTGTACTCTTCATCAGTAACTCTTCCCATACCCGCAAAAAAATATGGCTCCCCATCTGGCTCTCCATAATATGCTGCTGCTTGCTTTAATTCTGCAATTCTTGCAAGATCACCCTTCATTGATGGAATGTTTAATATGTTCCCGTTTCCATCAGTAAACCACTTACCGTTAGACTTTTTCCAAACATAAATACCCCAATCATACTGCTTATCGATTAGTGTAACCTTGGTTTCGCCTATCTGGCCAGGCATTCTTGGCTTGCCTTTTTTGTCAAAAAGTGGCTGATCTTTATGTTTCATAACCACCAGTATACCATATCATACTGCAGATGACGTAGACTGTTGCCACAAAACGTTTTGGTATATATTGTATTCGCATTCTCCAATACCAAAAACCTTGTCTGTGCCAGTTATTATTTTATTTGTTCCTACGTAACTCTTATATACATCTTCTGGATCTACCCCATAATAACTGATTGAAGACTGTACCAGAACACCGTTCCATAGGAAAAACTCTGGTACCCAATACTCCCAGTCTAGAGTTAGAGGGCCAGATCTCTTTACTTGGAACCAAGGTCGCTTAGAAACCTTTTGAACTTCTTGCAGATTGGTAGATTGATAATAAGATATATTATTAAATAATAATGGTCCGTTTAGTTTTATAGATCCAAACACTCCAGAAATATCAAGAAGATTGGAAAAGGAAATACCAAGAAACGCCCACTGCTTAATGGTTAGCACTGGATCTTTAACAATCTTACCATTTAGATAAAATGCTATTCCGTTTTCTATTCTTCCAGTTAATGCATTAACTCCGTAGATCTTTCCTCTTTGTCCAGTTTGATCATTGGCAACTATGTAAAATCTAATGTATGAGTTTTTTGCTTCAATTTCAAATATCTGTTGTGGCGCATATGGGAAGTAGTCTTCATCAAATCTAACTGCAAGTTGCATAGCCATAATCTTATCAAAGTCAGAAGTTTGATTTTCATTTATTGGAATTAGTAAACCTCTGTTGATTAAAGGATCTTGTTTGCCTCTAACCTGAATACCGCTTGTTCTTGTCATATATAAATATGGCGATGTATTTTTATAAATACTGTAAGGATTTTTTCCTTTGTAATTATAGTAAATGCCAGATTTTTTATACGGATACATTTTTACATAAGGACTTGTTCCTATAGGATTGCTATTATTATTAAAAGCCTGAGAGCAGTATTCTAGTTTCTTAAGTTTAACTTTGTTTCTTAAAATATTTTTTACTTTAAACTCTAGATGAGTCACCAAAGAAAGTTCATTGAAATCTACATTAGACGGAGGATAAATAATCATGTTATCTATGACTTCGTACTTACTGCTTATCCAGTTGCTACCTGGTTCTACAGTTCCTTCCTTTGCTGCTGGTTCAATATGTGTAAAGAAAGAACTACTTTGAGTTGCTCCTGCTTGAGTATATTGAAAACTTACAAAGGATCTTACAAGAGAATTAGTAGTATCATATTTATAGGTTCTGGTTACATTATATTGTAAATCTTCATAATCTCGATATCCAGTAAACAAAAAATTATCTAAAGAATCGTATGTTCTCTTTTTAGGATAATTAAACTTATTATAAAGTTCTGCATAACTCCATTCGGTTGGATCTGTTTCTATTTCAAAAAACTTAGATGGCGCTGGATAGTTTATATTAAACTGTAAGAAGTCTAGATCGTATACCCTGTCCCCTTCTGCATCATCAACAAATTGTGCATAATATGTTAGTGGCTGATAATCTTCCCAATACCCAACTGTATCTATATCAAGTTGATATTCATCAAAATATCTTGATGCAACTAATGTATAACTAGCAGTATGATCTAATATTTTATCAAAAAGCATTAATCCAGCAGTTCCGCCATTAGCAATATAATCCCAGAGTTGCTGATTGTATAATCCTCCATCTAAAGTAATAGAGTGTATGTAGTCTTCAATTGTGTCATAATCTGATGGAAGTCCATCTGCCCCAAATGCTGGCGCAATTAAAGAATGATTCCTAGCATTTGAAAGTCCAACTTTATAAATATTTCCATCAAACCAAGAAGCAAAATTTTCATCATTTCCAATGTAAAGTTTGCACTGTGAAATATTTCCAAGTATCGCTGCTACTTCTCCTCCATACCATCTAATTAAATTTTCAATATGAAAGCCAGCATAGAACTTTTCGCCAGTTATTACTTCTATATTTTCATGCTCAATTTCTGTAGGTGGATTATCTCCAAACTTTACAACATATGTAATCTTTTTTGCATCTTGGTAAAGATATATATGGAAGTAATTTTGATTAGGATCTATAACTTTAAATAAAGTCATGGGCTGCTCAACACCATTGATGTATCTTGGAGATCCAGTTTTCTTAAAAACACCGTAGATACTTTTAAC